CCAATTGCAGCAAAAATGCAGTTTTTAGCTGATTTCCTTTATGATGTAAAGAATTCCAATCATTAATTTGGATAATTCCCAAAAAAGTTGTATATTTGTATAGAATATACCAATTATGCTATCTGGGAAGAATAAACTAACAGTCATTAACATTTTAGACACCGCATTGGGTGTAGGTTCATCCCTAAAGGGTAATGAGCAGGCACATCATTGTCCATTTTGTAATCACCACAAAAAGAAACTTCAAGTAAACTTAGATACTCAAAGATGGCATTGCTGGGTATGTGATTCTAAGGGTAGAAGTATCCAATCACTCCTTCGCAAACTCAATGTAGATATAAGAGACCTAAATAGATTGAAAGATATCTATGGTGAGGATGATTATACATTGGTTGAGAAAGATGAATATGTAGCCAAGTTACAATTACCATCGGAATTCAAACAACTTCATTTCAAACCAAAAGGATTCAACCCCGAATACAATCAAGCAATTAATTATTTAAAAGAAAGAGGTATTACACAAGCCGATATCGTTAAATACAATATTGGGTATTGTTCGGAAGGATTATACTTTGGTAGAGTTATCGTTCCATCCTATGATGAGAATGGTGACTTGAATTACTTTGTAGCTCGTTCATATTATAAAGAAGAACGAATGAAGTATAAGAACCCACCGGTTAATAGAGATGTAATTGTGTTTGATAATCAAATTAATTGGAACGAACCTATTACTTTATGTGAGGGTGTGTTTGATTCATTCTCAATTAAGAGAAATTGTATTCCTTTGCTTGGTAAGTTCTTATTGAGTAAATTAAAGAATAAGATTATAGAGAAGGGTGTTAAGGAAGTAACAATTATGTTAGATTCAGATGCTATTGCAGATTCAACTAAACATACTGATTACTTTTTAAAGAACGGAATCAAAGTTCGTAACATTATACCAACCGATAAGGATGCTGGTGAGATGGGATTTAAAAAAGTAAACGAACTCCTAAAAGGAGCAAAACAAACTGGATGGGATGACCTAGTTCTATCCAAACTAAATAATATATGAGGTTAAAGAGAATTTATCACATTGCGGATATACACATTCGTAATATCAAAAGACACAAAGAGTTTAGACAAGTATTTTACTCAATGTTTGAGGAAATACAAAAAAGAGGAACGGAAGATTCTATTATCTACTTAGCTGGTGATATCGCTCATGCTAAATTGGAAATGAGTCCTGAATTGGTGAGTGAGATTAGCTGGTTGTTTACCGAATGTAACAAACTATGTCCTACTATTGTAATTGCTGGTAATCACGATTGTAATATGAACAATTCGGACAGAATGGATGTACTTACTCCAATTGTTGATGCATTAAAGTTACCAAACCTAACGTATTTAAAGGATACGCAAGTTTACGGAATCGGAGATGTTGATTTTGCAGTATTCAGTATATTTGATAACAAAGATAATTGGCCTAAAGCAAACACTTTATTTGGTAATAAGAAGATTGCACTATTTCATGGACCTGTTGACAACTCTACAACTGATGTAGGGTATGTGGTTAGTAGTAGACACTTTACAACTGATATATTTGATGGATATGATTTAGCCCTATTAGGAGATATCCACAAAAGACAAGAGATGATATCACCGAGCGGATGTAAGGTAGTATATGCCGGTTCTTTGGTACAACAAAACTTCGGTGAGACATTAGACAAGCACGGATTCTTAGTTTGGGATTTGGATACAATGACTTACGAAGAAGTTGATATCCAAAACGATTACGGATACTATACTTTAGATGTTGATGGTGGTATTGTGCCGGATGTAACTGATATGCCTTTGTATCCTCGTTTAAGAGTGAGGGTAACTAATACGGATACCGCAGATACTAAGAGAATGATGGCTGATATTACCGCAAAGTATGGTGTGGAGGATTTTACAATCATTAGAACGGATACATTTAATAAGAAGAAAACGAACGATAGAGAAGCAAGGTTGGAAGTAGATAGTGTAAGTGATATAAACCATCAAAACTCTTTAATCGGTGAGTATATCGAACGTATGATGCCATTTGTGACAAAAGAGGATTTGGCTGGGATTGAGAAAATAAATCGTGACATTAATAGTAGAATCCAACCATCAGAACTACAACGAAACATAAGTTGGAAACCTATTAAGTTTGATTTCAGTAATATGTTCTCATACGGAGAAAGAAACGTAATTAACTTCGATAAAGTAAACGGATTGATGGGATTATTCGCACCAAATGCACAAGGTAAATCATCTCTATTTGATGCAATCTCATTCTGCTTGTTCGATAAGTGTAGTAGAGCTTATAAGGCATCCGCAATTATGAATAACCGCAAATCGGATTTCCATTGCCAATTAGAATTCTCCGTAGATGGTGTTGTTTATGGTATTCGTAGAGAAGGTAGAATGATTAACAAAGGAAAGAACGTAAAAGTGGATGTGGACTTTTGGAGAGAGGGTAATGCTGGTAGAGAATCACTTAATGGGACTGAAAGAAGGGATACAAACCAAATCATTGAAACCTATGTAGGAAGATATGAGGATTTCATTATGACAGCACTTTCACTCCAAGCTAACAACGCACTATTCATTGATAAATCTCAATCGGAGAGAAAGGACTTGATGGCTCAGTTTATGGGACTTGATATATTTGATAAGCTGTATGATACTGCCACAAACGATATCAAAGATGTGAATGCACTTATCAGAAATTTCAGAAAGACCGACTTTACTTCTGAACTAGCACAAAAAGAAAACGACTTGAATTCAAAGAGAGAGGAATATGATAGTTTAGATGCGGAGAAGTTAGAATTAGAAACTCGTAAAGCTGATTTAGAAGAACAAATTGTAGGATTATCTCAACAAATAGTTCCAATTCAAGGTAATTTAGATATTACCGAATTAAACTCTAAACTAAAAAAGATTGGTGAAGATTTAACTAATTGGGGTGATGCTAAATTTGATAAAAACGTAAAACTAACTGAAACAAAACAATTAATATTTGAGGCAAACGAAATGGTTGAATCTAAAGTTATAATTAATGGAACTGATATTAGTGAAGCGCAAATTCAATTAAATTTAGTTAAAGGACAAATTAAAGATACCTTACATCAGATTCAATTATTAGAACAATCAATAGATTCCAATAAACAGAAATTAGAACATTTGGCAGAGCATGAATATGACCCTAATTGTAATTTTTGTATGAACAATGTATTCGTAAGGGATGCAAAAGAAACCGAAAAGAAATTAGGAGAGCAAGGTAATCAATTAGAAACCCTAAACATTTTACATGAGGCTCTTATAAACCAATTGGGAGAATTATCTGGAGTTGAATACCAATTTACTCAATGGAAGCAATGGACTGATGAACACAAAAGATTGGTTATACTTAAAGAAAGATTAGAAGGGGATATTAGAACGGCCGATTCTAAAATTGAATTGTTACAAACTCAAAAAGAAACTGTACAAGCTGATATTCAACGATACAACGATAACGAAGAAACTATCACAAAGAATCAAGCATTAGATATTCAAATTCAAAATGTTCGTAGATTAAAGCAAGGTGTTGAAAAGCAAATATCAGATGTGAACAAACTTATGTTGAAATTAATGTCAGAGGTAGGCGCAACAAAAACATATATTGATAATATGGTAGCTAAGATGGAAGAAGTAAAAGAATTGGAAAGTAAAAACCAATTATATACATTTTATTTAGATGCGGTAAAGAAAGATGGTGTACCATATGAGTTAATATCCAAAGCACTTCCAGCAATTGAAAACGAAGTAAATAATATATTAGGACAAGTAGTAGATTTCTCAATCTCTATGGATACTGATGGAAAGAACATTAACGCTAAAATCGTTTACGAAGACCAGGAGTGGGCTTTGGAAATGTGTAGTGGTATGGAGAAGTTCATTAGTGGATTAGCGATTAGAGTGGCTCTAATTAACATATGCAACCTGCCTAGACCAAACTTCCTAGTAATAGATGAAGGATTTGGAACATTAGATGCTGATAATCTATCATCCTTATTTATGATGATGCAATATCTTAAAACTCAATTTGATTTTATTTGGGTAATTTCTCACTTAGAACAAATGAGAGATATTGTAGATGGACTTATTGAAATTAAAAAAATAGATGGTTTTAGTAAGATTAACTTCTAACAACCGGTAATACATTTTTAGGTGTGGTCTTGTTCAAAGACTGCACCTTTTCTTTTATAAGGGTTTCTACTAACCCATTTATCTTATATCCTTTCTCTTTACAAAATTCTTTTAATGATTGATGAATTTCAGCATCTATTTGTATCATAGCATATTTTTTCATAACTCTTTAGATTTATTTAGTTTTCTTTAGTTTTTATTAATTATAAATATTAAACACAATATTTATTAGTAATTAATAGGAATATACATGGCAAGAATCAAAAAATATGCGGATAATTTAACGCAAAATTTAACTTATTTTCAAACATTTGTAACAGACACAAATCCAAATTCTGATTATTTTAGAATAACTGAATTTAAAGAAACATTTACAGGAGGTAAAAATGGGTTTTTAGTTGAAGGCTCTCAACATTTAAAAGAGAGTACTGAAATTAAAATAGAAATTTTAGATGTTGATGGTAATCCAATTTATTTCGAACCAGGTAATGGTGTTCCTGAATATTATGAAGGATTATCAAAATTAGTTGCAGTTTACATATATGAGGATACTCCAATTGGTAATGCAAAAATTACTGTATTGGGTGAATTAAAAACTTATATAGATTCGGATGGTGTAACTCAACCAATTCCTGATGAATGGGCTGGTATTTATAATCTTAAATGGGAAAGGGAATTTAAAATTAATAGATTATTATCAAACGAAGATAGCGTAAGATTTTATGTAAGACCTCAAGTTAGTATTACCGAAATAGTTAAACCAATATTTTCAAATGTAGTTACTTCAAAAACTCAAACTGGTATTGTAAATGGACAAGCATTAACTCCAAGATTAGGAGAACCAGTAATAAATTATACACAACCCACAGAATACCTATTAACAACAGTTGGAAATACTTTTTGGACAGCATCTGTTGTAGGAACATATTTGAATATTCCTGATATAGAATATTCCCCATTAGTTACGGAAGTAATTAATTCAAGACAAATATTAGTAAATCAACCATACAATCCAGCACCGGCAGGTACAATAGGTTTAGTTCAAAATTTTACAAATGAAACATTTACTGCAACATTTAATTATACAGAAGGAGTTGATAATTTAAAAACAGCATTAACAGGTTCTTTTGCAAAAATAACATTATCAGATTTAACTACTTTTGTTGGGGATTGTGCTAGAGTAAAGATATTTAGGAAATCAACAGCAGATTTATCTGATTTTCAATTTGTTCAAGAAATTCAATTAGAATCTAATGAGATTTTAGTTGACTTGGAATCTCAAGTAAAAAACCAAGAGAACTATGGTTTATTTGATGCCAACAATTATAAAGAATATTGGATATCATCTTCAAACGACTTAGTAACTTCATTTAATCAAACATTTTTATTTGATTCTATTAAATTAAATAGTACTAATGGTGTTCAAAAATTCTTTACAACAAAATCATTTAATATAAATGAAGGAATTGAATATACATTAGATTTTAATGTAAGGAAAGAAGCAGTAGGACCTACAACAGATTATATTCAAGCATATTTAAGTGGTTCTAAACAATTGATAGTAAATGGTTCTCCGGTCGGAACTATACAAGTTAAGCAAAATATTACAACACTAAAAACTCAAAATGCATTACTTCAAAAGCAAAATATTAATGAAAATATAAAAGCTGAAAAAATTGATAATGCAAAATTATATTTTGATGTAAAAGGAAATGATTGGTATATATCTGATATTAGTTTAAAAGCATCGCAAGAAACGGCATTCTCTCCCGATGAAATTACATTCATACAATCAGTACCAAGAAGCTTACCAGCCGAAACATTTGTATATCGTTTTGAATTCTATGATATAAATAATAATTATATTCCTGTATTAGTTGAAGAAACTAAAACATTTAATGGTGGTAATCTACAAACAATTAGAAAACAATTAAGATTGATAGCATCTAGTGCAGGATTTCAATTCGATTCGGGTTCTAATCCAGTACCACCAACCATTCTAACAATACAAGAAGAAAAAACCTTACTAACAGGTTCAGTACACTATACATCTCAATCTTTTGATTTCTTTGGAAACGCATTATCATCATCTCAATATACGGCATCAGTTTACGCTGGACCAGACCCATTATATTCTGGAAGTGGCCAATATCCTGGTGTATTAAAAGGCATTGGAACTAATAATGTTTTTATGACAGTTCAGGATTTTACAGGATCTCGCAGTGATATAAATGTACAATTAGTAAGACTAACGGGAGAGTGTGAAGGATTTACTGATACAATTAACATATATAAAATATTAGATGGGTTTGGTGGAGTAAATCATATTATTAGACCTTATAGAGGAACTCAAATTAGAAATAGTAGTACATCATCTTTAGAAATTCAAGCGGTAAGAATTGATGGTATTAATGATATTTTATTAAGTAAACAATCTTATAAAAACTTTTCAAATATTCAACTTCATATTATTTCTCGTTCTAAAGAAGGAAATGAAAAGTTTGTAAACTTATCTTATGTTACTGCAAGTAATATGATTTTAGGATTATCAACAGGTTCATTGGGTACTGGCCAAATAGATTATAATGCAGTATTCAATAGAGATTCAATTGATTTCAGAAGAATAGTTTACTTAATGCCATCATCATCTGCAGCATCTGGACCAGCTTACGCTGTATCATCTTCTGTGTTAGCATCAATTATATTAGAAGATTTGCAAGATGGATTGGATAGTGGTACTGTAACTTATAATGCTGATTCATTTACAATAAATCCTAGAACGGAAATTGCATTTAGACCTGCATTTGCATTTGCTACCGCATCTTTTGCAAAGAGAGGAAGTACAAGTACACTAGAAAATGTAACATCATCATTTCAGGTATATCCATCAATGTCAATAAACAAAGATTGGGTTCCTGAATATTGGTTATATTATCATACACAAAGTTTAGACCCAACATTAACTGTTGTTGCAACTGATGATAATAAAAATATAATTCCATCACAAGCTCCATCTGGTTTAAATTATGTAAGAAGTCCTTTAAATCAAACTAAAAATTTAACACTAACATTTACATATACTGAACCTTGGACATCTGCATCGGTTAGTTTAGATAAAACATTTACAATTGTACCCGAAGGTAAGCAAGGAGATGAGAGTATTATATTTGAGGTAAATCCAATCGCAGTAACATTGGGAGCTAACTCAAGAGGTGTTGTAAATGATTTTAGACCTTCAATTACTGATATCAAATTAAAGCAAGGTTCTAGATATCTTGCATTTAGTTCAAGTGCATATACTTTAAATAATTTAAATACACATGGTACATTCTACATAGCAACTGGTTCAATAATAGAAAAAAATGTTAAAGCGGGTAATATACAATTTACCTCATCATTTGGAGTACCATATACGGCATCGTTAATAGTAAGTGCATCATCTAATTTTACACAATTAAGTGGTAGTGTTGAATATCCACTTATAATACATCCATATTATACATCATCTATCTATACTGCTAGTGTGATTGTAAATTATACAAAAGTATTAGAAGGGGCACCACCTATACAAATATTAATGACTCCATCGGCAGTAACATTAGCAGCTGATGAAGTGGGTTATGTAACTCCAGTTGGATATTCGCCAGCAAATACAACATTACAAGTTAAAGAAGGAGATGATTTTCTTACATTCACAACACGTTCAATATCTCCTGGTACTTGGAGAATAAACTCAATTGAAACTAGAGGAGGTTCGATATGGAATATCAGAACAGGTTCATTATCATCTTCATCATTAAGTACTGCAACTATAAATTATAATAGATTTGACCACCCATACGTTTCGGCAAGTGCACTTTATACAATTCAAGTATATCCGTTTGCATTAGGAGCTGGGCACTCATATACTTCATCAATTTATACGAGAACGCAAACATTTACAAAAAACATAGATGCTGCAAAAGCTCGTAAAGTGGATTTTAAAGCATCTTCATATACTGTAAACTATAATAGAGATGGTAGAAAAACCACACCTGAAAGTGGTATTGATTTAATAGTAAGTGCATTTAATACAACTGGGTCTTATTCCGCTGGAGTAACTTCTGGACCAAACGCTTATTTATATTTTGTTGAATTGGATGGTAGTGAAACTTTTTATGATGGACCTCAACCATTGGAAGGTACACCACCAACATATATATTTGGACCAATTGATGGGTCAGATGCAGCTGGGCCAGGTGAAAACAAAACTTGGAAAGTTAAACTTACAGATGGTAAAGCTCCTGTATATACAGCACTACAACAATCAGATATCAGAGCAGAAGCTCAATTAACAATATCTGGTATAAAAGCTGGAGCAGATGCTTATAAAATAGTATCATCAAATGATAATTGTGCTATGACAGCTAATTTGTGGACAAGTTCATTCAAAGCAACTGGAATGAAGATAACCACATTTAAGGGAACTCAACAATTAACAAATGTAACAACGTATCCAGCACCAACATATCCTGATGATTATGATTTCCAAGATAATGTTATTGGTATATTAGGATATTCATCTGCATCGATATTTTCAACATCTTCTTGGATTACGCCAGCAGCTAATAGATTTCCAGCTGGAAGCCCAGCTTCAATTGGAGATATAATTGATTGGTATGCACCTGCCATTAGTTCGTCTGGTATAATTGTGTACAAAGTAGATTTTGAAAACGATAGAGTTTATGGTGGAAGACAAACTCAATTTGTAACACAATCTATTTCTGTACAATTTGAACCACCAGCACCATATGATGTAAAATTAACAAATGAAAACTCATCAGCAGTTTATAGAGTATCTGGAGAATTTAGAACATCTGGTACAGGTACGCAAGTTAGAGTATATAGGGGTAATCAAGAATTAACAAATCAACCTGCTGCTTGGGGACCATCGGCTCGTGATGCATATGGTGTTATTGGATATCCAAATCAATGTAGAATTTCTGTATATTCTAAATCATCTTTTTTAACTTTACCAAATGGTTGGTTACCCGGAAGTTATGTAACTGGAGTACCTGCTACAATGCCTCCGATATCAAATTGGACAGACCCACAAACAAATAGTATTGCTGAAATTGTATATCAAGTTGAATGTGAGGGTAGACAAACTTTATATAAAACACAATCAATATCAATACAAATAGAAGGTTCTACTGGACCAGGTATTGTAATGAGAGGTGAGTGGAATAATGCAACTGATTATAGTGGTTCGGTTGAAACTAGAAATACAAGAAGAGATGCCGTAATATATGGTACAAATCCTGTAACTTATTACGCAGCAATTAGTGGAAGCGGTCCTACAACTTATAATAAAAGTGGAACTTTAATCGGTGCACAAACACCTAATGCTGGTGGTGATAACGTATATTGGCAATATTTGGGTGAAGAAGAATTCTTTGTAGCGGCTAAGATTGCAATATTTGAAGAATCGTTTGTAAAAAATACAATCAATATTGGTAACAATAGTGGTAGTGCATTTGCAAACATTGTATTGGCCGGTGGTAGAGAAGACCCGTATATGGCAATAGGTCAATATGCTAACATTGGATATGACAACATTGGTATATGGTTGGGTATCTACAATGATGGAACTGGTCCTACTACATATAAACCAAGATTCTCTTTAAAAAACGCAACCGGTACTAACTATCTTAGATGGACGGGTACTGCATTGGAAGTATCTGGCGATTTAAATATAGTAGCTGGGGGTAGTGGTAATGCATCAACACAAGCATATGCAAATACATCCGCATCAAGTTCGGCAGCAATTGCACTTACTTCAGCAGCAAATATAGCTAATCTAACCGCAAGTGCAGCATTTACCAATGCAGTAGCTAAAACTCAACAATTAGCAGATGGTGCATTTCCTGGTACATTTATATCATCTAATTTTATATATGCACCTGTGGTTGCTGGTGTTAATGGTTATTTTTCTAACAAATTTGCAGTAGGCTCAGATGCACATCCTCAAATAGTATTAGATGCTCAAACATCTAATCGTAAAATATACATAGGAGCTGGAACTTATAGTAATTTAAATACACCGTTTTATGTAGATAGTACTAATAAATTTTCATTAGGTAATAGATTATTTTTCGATGGTACTAATTTGACTATTGCAGGTACAGTCACCGCTGATGGTGGTTTTTTGGGAGGCACTTCTGGGTGGATAATTGATGCTGGTTTAATTAAAAATAATTTATCTACTTTATTTTTGGATGCATCTAATAATAGTATTTACATAAAAACATCCCCAACTGGTAATCCTGATTTGATATTAAAAAAAGGCGCTTTATCAGAAGTTGGAGGGACTTCTGTAACTTTTACTACAGCTACAATAACTGATAGTTTGCCATCAATAACTGCAGCAAATTCTAGTACATATTTGTCTAATGGTTATAGTAAAACATATACACGTACGGCTGGTAATGGTACAGCAATTAATTTAACAGGATTAAATGGTACATATTCGGATGGTGATGTTGATTTTTCTGCCAATAACGTAGGAGTCACTCCAAATACACCTTGGTCTGGTGAAATTAATGGAGAATTTGGATTTGATATATTCTCTACAGATGATCCCGCTGGCACTGTGGTAACATCAATGGCAGCCGGTTACTTTTATGTTTCAACTTTTATCGGTGGTGCAGGGGCTGCAACTACGGGAACGCCAACAAGTAATCAAACACTTACTTTAGAAGCAGGTGTAACATATTATGCATACCCTTGGCATATCCAATGGGGAGTTGTTATTAGTGGTAATGTTGATATTTTCTTCAACCAAACATTTCCAACAATACAACTGGATAAACTTACTGAAATAGTTGAGTTGACAAGTTCAGGAATACAAATTGCATCTGGTACAAACAAATATTTTAAAGCAGAAAAAAATACATCATCGGCATACCCAATATTAACATCAAAGGGGTGGTACGAATTAACTGGAGATGGCACAAACTCAACTGTTCAGATAAAAGGTACAAGTAATGGTACTGCAATTAATATAGCAGCAGCTGCTGGAGCAATCAATACCAATAGTAATAATATTGAAATGGGTGTTGGTAGTCTGTCTTGGAATACTGGGGGGATTTACTCAGGCGTACTAACAAATTATAGTGATAGCGGAATTAGACCTGCACTTATATTAAATAATGTTAGTGGTCCTGGTGGTGGTACTATTAGAGGTATGGAAATATCTCTTTCCACTTGGAGAGTTGGTAGAAATACTTCCGCAAGAAGATATAAGGAAGAAATTGAAAATTGGGAGCATCCATCAATATTAGATGCTATAAATAACGTACCAATAAGGACTTATTATTGGAAAATTGATAAAGATGCAGAAAAGAGACCTCAACAAATAGGTATAATTGCCGAAGAATTGGAAGCAGGTGGATTGGAAGAATATGTGGATTATGATTGGTTCGAAGACCCAGAGAATCCAGAAGGTCCTAAACAATGGATGACTTCTGGTATTGCTAAGCAAGAATTGGTATTTGTTCTATGGAAAGCAATGCAGGAATTATCACAAAAAGTTAAAGATTTAGAATCTAAACTTAATTCTTAAAAAATATATACTTATATATAAATAATATATTATGGCACAAAAGACAGAACAATTACCAAAGGAAACATTGGATAAATTAGTATCATACCAAAATCAAGCAAATGAACTGATATTAAATTTAGGACAAGTTCATTTGAGAATTAGAGAATTAAAATTGGAAATTGAAAGATTGGAATCTGTTAAATCGGGTGTAGAAACTGAATCTGATAAAATTGGTTTAGAATTTAATGAAGTTATCAAAGATTTGGAAAAAACATATCCAAAAGGTGAAATAGATTTAAAAGAGGGTGTTGTTATATTTGAATCGGCTGAATAAATAAATTTGGTGGTTTCAATATAATTTTGTATCTTTGTTACAATTAATAAAAATATGTCTAAAAAGAAGTTACTTTATGTTGCTCCTCATCTTTCTACTGGGGGACAACCACAATACCTATATAAGCAGGTAAAAGAATTCATTAAAGATTTTGAAATTGAAGTTGTTGAAATAAACAATAGTGGAGGTACTGCTTTTGTAGTTCAAAAAGATAGAATTAAATCTTTAGTACCAATACATACATTGGCAGAAGATAAATCTAGGATATTACAAATAATTGAGGATTTTAAACCTGATATAATTCATTTTCAGGAAATCCCACAATTTGATTTACCATTATTTGCATTAGACGTTATTTTTAGAAAAGATAGACCTTATTTTATTGTAGCATCTACACATGGCTCATTAACAAATCCATCTGAAATAGCATATCATCCCGATAGATATATTTTAGTATCTGAATGGAGTAGACAGAGATTCATTGAAACGGGCGTTGAAACTGATATATGGGAATACCCAATTGAAGAATATGAATTTGATAAGGAGGCAGCTCAAAAAGAATTAGGATTAGACCCAACTTGGAAACATGTACTTAATGTTGGATTATTTGCACCTGGTAAAAATCAAGGTGAAATATTTGCGATAGCAAGACAATTAGAAAAATATAAAATTAAATTTCATTTTGTAGGAAATCAGGCTGGAAACTTTGAACACTATTGGAGACCTTTGATGGATTATAAACCTGAAAATTGTGTAGTGTGGGGAGAGAGGACCGATGTAGATACATTTTATGCAGCATGTGATATGTTTTATTTTGCATCTAAAATAGAATTAAATCCATTATCAGTTAAAGAGGCACTATCATATAAATTACCTTCTATATTTAGAAAGTTACACACCTATTTAGATACATACGATAATAACTCATTAGTAACTTATATTAATGATGATTTGAAATTAACTAAAAGAGTTATATTAGAAACATTAGAACCTGAATTTAATGAAATACCTGGTTGGTTTGCATATACTGATTTATATAATGAAATGGTTGAATCCGCTAAAGGTGGTGAAACATTTGTAGAAGTTGGAGCGTGGTTTGGTAAATCTACTAATCATTTAGCAACAAAGATTAAAGAGTCTGGTAAAGATATTAAATTTACATCGGTAGATACATGGAAAGGAACTGATGATGAAGAATTGCATCAAAATATTGTTGGAGCATTTAATGGAGATATATTTTATGAATTTATAGATAATACAGTTCTATCAGATAACTATGGTACATTTGATACAATTAAAGATACTTCACATAATGCAGCTAATCAATTCCAAAATGGTAGTATAGATTTTATTATGTTAGATGCTGGACATTCTTACGATTCATTAATGGAAGATGTAAAAGTTTGGTACAACAAAGTAAAGCCAGGCGGAATTATTAGTGGAGATGATTATACAGTATTTCACGGAGTAACACAAGCGGCAAATGAATTTTTCTATGAACAATTTGAAAAAGGATTTCGTTCATTTATTCGTAAAAAACCTCGTATCCAAATAAAGCATATGTTGACTAGACCAAATGATATGAGAGAAAGAGTATCTATTCAATCTATTAAACAATTGGAAAAATATGGTATGTACTATGAACCAATTGTAAATGAACCATACGAAGGATTCGCACCATCTGAAAATTGCAGAAGGCCTGAACATATAAGTAAAGATAATAAGCCGGGCGAGTTATACCCTGGTGCTGGTTTGGGATGGATGACTGGTAGACATTATGGATGTTATTTGGCACATAGAATGGCATTGGAAACAATGGATACTGAAAACTTCGATTATACTTTAGTATTTGAAGCAGATGCATTTATATATACTGGTTTGGAAGAATTTGTTGAAATAGTACATAGAGCATGTTTCTTATCAGAGAGAGATAATGTACCATTCATATCATTTGCAGATAATCCATCAAGAGAAAAAGAAAAAATAGATGAATTGTTTTCAAAGACAGCAGCAAATCAAGACCTTGCACATTGTTATTTAATTCCTAATAGAGAGAAACAATGGTGGATGGATAGGTTGGTAGATTGTGGTTGGGATGTTGGTGACCTTTGGTATAATCATGTATTTATCAATCACCCAAGACTAAGATACACAACAAACAAAGTGTATAGTAAGCAAGCAGAGGGATTCTCTTTATTGGATTTAACAGTTAAAACTTGGAGTTAATGATATACGATAATTTAAAGAAAAATAAAAACAATATAGTTGAGATAAAAAATAAAGTGATAATTCATTTTGTTAAAGGACCATATGTTGAGATTAAAGGAAATGTAGATTCAGAATATACAGTTAAATTTATAGATAATAAAACTGGAAAGGTACACTATTCTACAAATATAAAAAACAATTGTTGGTGTAAGTGTAGTATAGAATATTTTGTAGAATGGAAAATTGTTATTTATCAAAATGATAAAATATGGCACGAATATGTTTATAATTCAAAAGGCAAACGTGTTTATATAGCAATGGATTCAAAAGCTTTGGGTGACTCATTGGCTTGGGTTTCATACGTTGAAGAATTTAGAAAAAAACATGATTGTGAAGTTATAACTTCTACATTTATGAATCATATGTTTGAAGAAAGATATCCTAATGTAAAATTTGTAGAACCTGGCAAATCTGTTGAAAATTTATACGCAATGTATTGTGTTGGATTATTTTATAATGATGATAGCTCTATAAATTTCTTTAAAAATCCAATAGACCCAAAAACACAAACAATGCAAAAAATGTGTTCTGATATATTGGGTTTGGATTTTAAAGAAGTAAAAACTTTAATTAAAAAAAGAAATGTTAAAATAGACCCAAACCTTAAACAAGTTTGTATTGGTGTATTTGGAACTGCACAATCTAAATTTTGGAATAACCCAACTGGATGGCAGGATGTGGTAGATTGGTTAAAGGAACGAGGATACACAGTTAAATTAGTATCTAAAGAGGGTGATGATTATATGGGAAATAAATTACCAAAAGGAATAATTAAGCACCCAAATGGTCCATTGGAATTGGTAATGGATGAGATGTTGAAATCAAAAGCATTTATTGGTATTGGTAGTGGATTGAGTTGGTTAAGTTGGTCTTTAAATGTTCCAACTGTATTAATTAGTGGATTCTCATATGATTGGGCGGAAATGAAAGATTGTTATAGAGTTGCTGCACCTAAAGGAAAATGTGAGGGTTGTTTTAATAGAATTAGATTAGATGCTGGTGATTGGAACTGGTGTCCTGACCATAAAGGTACGGACAGGCAATTTGAGTGTACTAAATCAATAACTTCTGAAATGGTAATACAAGAATTAAAAAAATTCTTATAAAAAAATAAAAAAAATATACTTATATATATAAACAACAAAAAAACAAAATTATGGCAGAATTAGATAACATTCCACAAAAGCAATCTATTGAGATTGAGCAAGTTAAATTAGATGAATCTATTTTAAATACAATAAATTCATTAAATGATAAATCAAATCAATTATTACTTGAGTTTGGGCAAATTTATATTAGAAAGAAGGAAATTGCAGATGAATTAATTAGATTAGATTCATTACTTGAGAAAGGAGAAAGTGAATTTAAAAATGTAAGTATTGAGTTAAAAGAAGTTTTAGAATCATTAGATGATAAATACCCAGCTGGAAGACTCAATTTACAAGATGGTACAGTTCAGTATCAACCAGGTGCACCTACAAGAAAGCAATTGGCTGAACAACAAGCTCAACAGGCTAATACGAAAGTAGTAAAAGAATAATATCGAATATTTATATAGCAACAACTATATAATGAACGAATTATCAAACTTTTTAATAGAAACAATATTGGGTGAAGCGGCTCAAATGGACAAAGTAGTTGTTGTCTATTCGGGCCGCTTTCAACCATTTCATAAGGGACATTACGCAACTTATGATAACTTAGTACGCAAATTCGGTAAGGATAGCGTATATATCGGAACTTCTAATGTTACCGATTCAAAAAAATCTCCATTTAATTTTAAGGAAAAGAAAGCAATAATGATGCAGATGTTTGGAATTCCATCATCTAAAATCGTTAATATTAAAAATCCATATGCACCTGAAGAAATACTAAAAAAGTATGATTCAGATAAAACTGGTTTAATAGTTGTAGTTGGTGAGAAGGATGCAAATCGTTTAAGTGGTAAATACTTTACTCCATATAAAGGTAAAGTTGATAAAGGGTATTTGGATAAAGGATATGTATATGCTTCACCTGCACAATCAAATCCTATTAGTGGTACTGATGTTCGTTATTGGTTAAGTGCTGGTAGTTCTGATGATAGAAAGAAAAACTTTACAAAAGCATATCCAAAATTTGATTCTCAAATATTCAAATTAATTACTCTTAAATTAAAAGGATTAAAAGAGTGTATTAACGAGGAAATTAAACTAAACGTAAAAGTTGGTGATACTCTATTGATGGGTAAATTCAAAAACAAAAAAGTAGTTGTTAAATCAATAGGTGAGGATGAGTGGGGAATGCCAACAATTAATGGTAAAAAAGCAGTAACATTCAGAATTCCAAAAAAAGAAAATTTAAAAGAAGCAGCTAGTAATGCTGGATTCAGCGGAACAGCCGAACCAGATACATCGTTTACAGCAGATGGACAGCCAAGAATACTAAACACAGCTAAACCTGAAAATTGGTATAAGCAAGGTGGATATACTCAATTACATACCCCTAAGGCAGATGCTATGAGAGGTAGAGGAAAATCAAAAGATACGGAAACCCAATTCAGAAAAGCATATTATAAGATTAAGAATGTAACACAAAGTACATTAAATCCAGCCGATGACCCACATACTGTTGAAGATTGGCAAGAAACCGAACCAAATAAAGCAATAGATAAACCTAAAAGATTCTGGGAAATGCCTGATAATCAAAAAGATACAATAATATCAAAAGAAGATATAAAAGAAATAGTTTCTGATTTAGATTCAATAATAGATGAGATGGGATTGCCTGGTGGAGCTGGGGTTGGTTTAAGTTTGCCGGGTGGATATATTAATGGAGCACCAAATCCAAAAAATGTAAAGAAATTAAAATCTAAACATAATTCTGGTAGTAATGAGTATGCGGATGTTGAAGAATCTATAAATTCAAAAAATCATAAAGCTGATGGTAGATTAGACCATAATTTTGTGCAGCACCACAAATCATCAACATATACGCCCGATATGGGTCATAGTGCGGAATTAGATACATATGATTTTGATGATAAGAGAAAAAAACAACCTGGTTATCAATTGGATACAAAAGATATGGAAGATAGGGGATATGAACCTGTAAAAGAGATAGCAGTTCAATTTGATAAAATTCCCGGTGGTTTGGCAAAAGGTAAAACCCTAATTGATTTGGCTAAAAAATATGATTCTAAAGGATATTATGACCCAAAACAATATGCTAAAGAATATATTAAACCTAAGTTAATGAAGGGTATTAAAGTTGAAATGGAACATACAACCGATGTTCGTATTGCAACTGAAATAGCTATGGACCATTTGTGGGAAGATATTAACTATTATGAAAAGTTAGCATCAATTGAAAAAAGTGATAGTATAGCTGAAGCAAGTGGTAATGGTGCTTTCTACAATGATGGTAACACAACAACAGGTACAATGTGGAATGCTGGTTGGGATGATTATGATAATGAAGGATATTATTTAGATAACTTAGATGGTTGGGATTTCTTTGATGAAACTCCATCTGAAAGAGAAAAGAAAAAAGCAGTAGACCAAACACTACCAATAGATACGCATAATGATGTAGTTGATAAATACAATCGTATTAGAAAGTATGGATTCAAACCACCGGCAGATTTAAACGAATCAATATTATTAGAAGGTGGAGCTTATGGACATATGGCACATCCATTTGATATTGAAATGGGTTTAACATTTGGTGATTTAAAACAAATCGTAGTAAGAGCCCTAAATGGTGATTTGGAATTAGCAAGAGAGAAGACTGATGGACAGGCATTGGCAGTTAGTTGGGTAAATGGTAGATTAGTTGCAGCTCGTAACAAATCACACCTAAAGAACAAAGGAGCTGGTGCTATGACAATAGGACAGGTAGCAGATAAGTTTGCTGGTAGAGGTGGATTAACCGATGCTTACAACTTCGCTATGCAAGATTTATCTAAAGCAATTGCAGCCCTATCTGAACCTCAACGTAAAAAGATATTTAAGGATGGTAGTTCGTTTATGAATTTGGAAGTAATATATCCAACGTCTGTAAACGTAATCCCCTACAATCAACCCTTATTAGTATTTCATGGTACGTTTGATTATGATATGGATGGTACTATTGTAGGTGAGAACCAACAAGCGGCATCTATATTAGGTGGAATGATTAAGCAAGTAAATGCACATGTACAATCTAAGTACACAATTCAGGGACCACCAATGAATAAACTTCCTAAATCAGAACACCTTTCTAAATTGCAAGGAAAGTATTTGGCAATGATTTCTAAACTACAATCTGAATTCAAATTATCTGATTCCGATGGTGTAGCCGATTACCATCAATCATGGTGGACTAATTTTGTAGAAAAAAATGCAAAGAAATTAGATTACCAACAAAAGATAGGATTAATAAAGAGATGGGCGTTTGGTGATAAGAGTTTCCGTATAGCAGAAATAACTGATGATAAATTAAGAGCTTGGGCTGAACAAACTGATAAGCAAGACCAACAAAAGATATCAAAGCAAAATCTAATGAGATTTGAGGAGATATTCTTAGGAGTTGGTGCTGATGTATTATCTTTTATGGATTCGGTACTTACAGCAAACCCTGATAGTGCTAAAAGACAGATGGTAGCTCGTTTACAATCAACAATATCTCAAGTAAAAGCAAGTGGTGACCCTAAGAAGATTGAAAAATTAAAATTAGAATTATCTCGCTTAAATGCACTTGGTGGATTCGAAAAGATTGTACCAAATGAGGGTATTGTTTTTGTTTATGGTGGTAACACTTACAAATTAACAGGTGCATTCGCACCCTTAAATCAAATTTTAGGTATTTTCTTCGATAGTTAATCGTTTTTTGAATTTTGATATACTTATATATACAAATATATCGTAAGTAATATGGCAAAGGAATTCAATAAAAAGTTTATGCATCCAACTCGTAGGAAGTTAGTGGATATGGTAATGCATGGTGCTGAATATGAAAAGGAATCATTTATTTCATTTTCTGGGGCAGATAAAGAAAAGATAAAGAGAAAAGTTGGTGAAAAATGGACTGATGTGGATGGTAGATCTTGGGAGCAATTAGAAGCGGGTAAAATAGAAACATCCGAATTGGGTGATACTATGGCTGATGTTAGAGCGTATTTAGATAAATTAAACACTTGCAAATCTGAAAATTGTAAAACAATAAAAGTAGGCAGGGTTGATAAAAAATTAATTTCTAAAACTGGATATTGTTTACATTGTCTTGCTTTAAGAGAAGCTCAAATTAAGTATGATGGGTTATGGAAAGAATACGAAGATTATAAAATGTATTCTAATATGATTGCACATGGTAAGGATGTAATTGCACAATTTCAACAAGCATATAACGATACTAAACAAACATATGAAGTAGTTCAAGAAGATGGAACCATTGAAACTTGGAGTATGGAACGAGATGTTAATGAATTGAAAGCAGAAATAATGACGGATATTGTTAATTTTGAAAAAGAAATAGAAGAAGTTACAAAACTAAGAAATGAAGCTTATGAAAAATTGAAAGATAAAAATTACGATTTAGTAAGACGACTTAAAGACTAATATGAGTACTGGTATAACACAAAAGAAATCCCTAAAAGAGATTATTGCAGAAGAATACAAAAAGTGTGCGTTAGACCCGATTCACTTTATGAAGAAGTATTGTATGATTCAGCATCCGGTTAGAGGAAAGATACCTTTTCAATTATTTCCATTTCAGGAAAAGACCTTAACTCAATTTAAAGATAATAGATTTAATGTAGTCCTAAAATCACGTCAAACTGGTATCTCAACACTTTGTGCTGGGTTCTCACTTTGGAAAATGATATTCAATTCTGATTTTAATGTATTAGTAATTGCAACAAAGCAAGAAGTAGCAAAGAATTTAGTAACAAAAGTAAGAGTAATGCATGATTTACTTCCAACGTGGCTTAAAGGAGGTTCTATGGAAGATAATAAACTTTCCCTTCGTTTGCAAAATGGTTCTCAAATTAAGGCTATTGCTTCATCTCCTGATGCAGGACGTTCTGAAGCCTTATCACTTCTAATATTTGATGAGGCAGCTTTTATTGATGATATCGATGAGATTTGGGTATCAGCACAATCAACTTTATCAACGGGTGGTAGTTGTATTGCACTATCTACTCCTAATGGTGTTGGTAATTGGTTTCACCAAACTTGGATTGGTGCAGAGGAAAGTAGAAATCCATTCAATACAATTAGATTACATTGGACAGTACACCCTGAAAGAGACCAAAAATGGAGAGATGAGCAAGAGAAATTATTAGGTGTAAAGAAAGCAGCTCAAGAGTGTGATTGTGATTTCGTAAGTTCTGGTGAAACTGTAATTGAACCTGAATTATTAATGTTTTACAAAGAAACATATATTCAAGACCCAATTGAAAGGGGTGGGTTTGATGGAAACCTTTGGAAATGGGAACATGCGGATTATTCTAAATCGTATATGGTAGTGGCCGATGTAGCCAGAGGTGATGGGGCCGATTACTCTACATGCCATGTAATTGACATAGTTAATTCAACGCAAGTAGCTGAATATAAAGGTAAAGTTGATACAAAAGATTTTGGAAACTTTTTAGTAGCACTTTCAACCGAATATAATGATGCATTACTTGTAGTGGAGAATGCAAATATTGGTTGGGCAACAATTCAGCAAGTAATAGATAGGGGTTATAAAAACTTATTCTATATGAGTAAGGATTTAAAATATATTGATGTTGAGAATCAAATGTCAAATAGATATAGAGCAGAAGATAGAGGATTGGTAGCTGGATTTTCAACCACATCTAAGACTAGGCCTTTGATTATATCTAAATTAACGGATTATTTTAGAGAGAAAGCTGTAATAGTTCGTTCTACTCGTTTGATAGATGAATTGTTTACATTTATTTATATGAATGGTAGGGCAGAAGCTATGAAGGGTTATAACGATGACTTGGTGATGGCATTCTCAATTGGATTATGGGTAAGGGATACTGCACTTAGATTAAGACAAGAAGGTATTGATTTAACAAAACAAGCGGTAAGTGGTATAACATCAAATACATCTCAAGGAATATATGGTGGTGGTGATACTATGAATGATAACCCTTGGAAGATGAAAGTTGGTGATGGATTTGAAGATTTATCCCAATGGTTGTAGTGTTTTGATATTTTACGATATTTATGTTATATAATGTCAAAATAGAAAACTGATAAAATAAATTATGGCAGAGCAAGAATTAGATGATAGTAAAAGTTTTTTTGGTAGACTAAAGAAATTATTCTCAACAAACGCTATTGTTACCGTTGATAAAGATGGTAAGCGCAGAGTTGTTGATACGGATGAAAAGCAAATGAGTACAAATTTTGTAAATCTTAGAGATAGATATACAAAATTACAAAGGTCATACTATGAAACTAATCAGGGTGCACAATCAATGGCATACCATCAGGTTCGTAGAGAATTATTCAGAGATTACGATGCTATGGATAATGACCCTATTATCGCATCTGCATTAGATATCTATTCAGATGAATCCACAACAAAGAATGAATATGGTGATATATTAGCAATCAAATCATCAAACGAAAATGTAAGTGCAATACTTCATAACTTATTTTATGATATTATAAACATAGAATTTAACCTTTGGCCTTGGACAAGAAACTTGGTAAAATATGGTGATTTCTTTTTAGCATTGGAAATGGCAGAAGGTAAGGGTATTATTAATGTAACTCCATATTCTGTATATAATACTGAAAGATTGGAAGGTACTGACCCAATGAATCAAAACTATGTTAAGTTTAAAGTTGAATTAGATAGATTTGGTAAAAAGGAATATGAGAACTATGAAATGGCCCACTTCCGTTTATTATCAGATACCAACTTCCTCCCATATGGTAAGGCCATGATTGAAAATGGTCGTAGAGTTTGGAAACAATTACAATTAATGGAAGATGCGATGTTAATTCATCGTATTATGAGAGCTCCCGAAAAAAGAATATTTAAAATTGATATTGGTAACATCAACCCGAATGAAGTTGATAACTATATGCAAAAGATTATCAATAAAATGAAGAAAACTCCATTTGTTGATAAAAATACAGGCGATTACAACTTAAAATATAATATTCAAAACCTTACGGAAGATTTCTTCTTACCTGTTAGAGGCGGTGATAGTGGTACATCAATTGATAACTTAGCTGGTTTGGATTATTCAGCAGTTGAAGATATTGATTACTTAAAAGCTAAATTATTTGCAGCACTTAAAATACCTAAAGCATTTTTGGGATATGAGGAAGATGTAAATGGTAAAGCAACTTTAGCAGCACAGGATGTTCGTTTTGCTAGAACTATTGAAAGAATTCAAAGAACAATCGTTAGTGAATTATATAAGATTGCAATCGTTCACTTAGCTGGACAGGGTATTGATGATGCTGAAATGACAAACTTCCAACTTACTTTAACTAATGCTTCTACAATATATGAGCAAGAGAAAGTAAATCTTTGGAGTGAAAAAGTTAGATTAGCAACTGACATGAAATCCTTAAATATGTTATCTACTGATTGGGTTTACCATAATGTATTTGGTATGAGTGAAGATGAGATGGATATGGAAAGAGCTAAAATGGTATTAGACCTTAAAGATAGATTCCGTTATAATTCAATTGAACAGCAAGGGCAAGACCCAGCAAACCCACCACAACAACAAAATGTTGAGGAGGAGATTGAAAAAATGAAGCAGGAGATTGTAGATAAAGGTGGTAGACCAAGAGAGGGAAATACTTACGGAAAAGATAAACATCCATTGGGTAGAGACCCGTTGGGAAATAAAGAAAATGAGAAAGAGAGAAAGAGGGAAACTAGAACTAATGAATCAAATAAAAAATTAGCACAACAATATTTAAACGGAATTTCGGCAAAAAAGAAGATTTTGAGTGAAAAATCAGAAAAATCAGACCTTTTGGATGAAAAAAACCTGTTAGATGACAGTAAATTTTAATAAACATTAAAAAGTTTATATTTATATGTGTTAGTTTATGGACATAGGTTAAATTATAGGGTAAATAAATGAAAAAAATAAAACATTCCAAAGTTAAGAACACTGGAGTGTTATTTGAATTATTAGTAAGACAAATAACACTAGAAGTTCTTAATGGGGACAAAACGGAGAACGCAAAACATATAGTAAAGGAATTCTTTGCAGCAGGTACTGAATTAAATAAAGAATTACGTCTTTATGATTTACTATTAAAAGAAAAATACAATTCAGAAGCAAAAGCTGAAATGTTTGTTGAAACTGTATCTCAAGCTCATTCAAAATTAAATGTAGTTAAATTATCTAAAGAAAAATACAATCTTATTAAAGAGATTAATTCAAAATTTGAATTAGAGCAATTTTTAACATCACCCATAACTAACTATAAAGTATTAGCTTCAATATATAAAGTATTTGAATCTAAAAAATCAGAAAACTACGATATTAAAGATGTATTCAATTCTAAGATTACATTAATTGAAAATATTATTTCAAGACCAACTGCAAATAAAGTTGAACCTACTTCTGATAGTACAAAACTAATAGAAACCTACAAACAACAAGATAAAGACCTACGATTACTAACCTATAAGATTCTTGTTGAAACTTTTAATAAAAAATATACAAATTTAGATGATAAACAAAAAGGTTTATTAAAAGAGTATATTAACAATATGTCTAATACATCTAAATTTAAAGATTATTTAGCAATAGAACTTCCACAAATTGTGAAAGAGTTAAAAGCAATTAAATCTAAAATATCAGATAAAGTAACTACAATTAAATTGTCAGAAACTATTTCTGTTTTAGAAAAAATGAAAATTGGTAAAACTGTATCTGATAATAATGTTTCATCTATAATGCTTTCTTATGAGTTAATCAAAGAATTAAAATCAAAGGTAAATGTCAAATAGACTAAAGGAAATAATTAGAGGTATAGTTAAAGAAATCCAAGACGAAAACGAATTAGAAGAAATGTCTGTAACTGGTAATGTAGCTGGCTATAACACACCTGCTGCATTTTCTAAACCGGGCTCTACTGCAAAGAAAAATAATAGATTAGCTAAAGTAACTGGTGGTGAGGTGGTTGATGATTTAGAAGAAGCAAAGGATTGGTTAAAAAACGATGTTCCTGCTAATTCTAAAAAACCACTAGAAATAAAACCAACCGGAACTGATTGTAGTGATTCTGGTGAAATTGCAGATAAGAGTGGTATGATATTAGCAAAAGATGATGAAGAAGCTAGTTTAAATGAAAATCGTTGGTTGGCAATTAAAAAAGAAGATGGTTCTCCTAAAGCTAAAATGAGTAGAGGTATAACATCTATCAAACAACAATTGGGTGAGGTAGAAAAATTTGTGAATTGGTACTCCAAGATAAAGAATGAGAATGGGGTTAAAAGAGATGATTACTATAAAAGAACAAATAAAAGTTTACATAAAATCAAAGAAAGATTAATGAACCTTTCAGAAAAAATTAGAACATTATAATATGAACATAACTAAAGAAAGACTAAAAGAATTAGTTAAAGAGGTAATGACAGAAGAGTCTGAGTATCAGGCTTTTTTTGCTAAAGCATTGGAAAAAGCTGGTAAAGGTATCAACGATATGAACGATGATGAAAAGAAAGCATTTTTTAACAAAGTAGATACAGCTTGGAATGGTAAGGGTGAAAAAAACGAAGAATTGGTTGGTGGACAAAAAGAATTAGATGTTGATAAGGATGGTGATATTGAGAGCGATGATTTGGCAGATTTAAGAGCTTCAAAAAAAGAATCGGTATCTACTGAATTACCAAACGTTACAATTCCATCTGGAATTAAAGTAAAATTATCTCAAGCAATTGATAAAATTAAAGATGCAAAACTAAACCCTACTCAAAAATTACAATTGGTAGCACAGGTTATTGATAGTTTAGGTATTGATAAGTCTCAATTAGGTACAATGGCTTCTAAAATTAGAAGCAAAATGGAATCCATAGATGAGGCAAGAGATGCTGAAGGAAATGAATTTCCTGAACTTGAAGATGTTAAAACAGCTGTTAAAAAAATCATTCAAAATAATGATGTTGAAAAGCTTTTAAGAAATAAAGTTATTGCTTATTTGCAAAAAGAAAAAGGATTTAGTGGAGCTGGTAATACAAATAGTAGTAGATTATTTGATAAAGTAATAAATGATTTACTTAAACATTAAGAATTAAAATAAGAATGAAATCATTATTAATAGAAACAAACCTATTTGAAGGTAAGGTAAATGAAGATGAAGGAGGAAGAACCTTAGTAAAGGGTATTCTACAAAGAGCATCTGCTGAAAACCAAAATGGTAGAGTATATCCTAGAGAAATCTTAATGAGAGAAGCTAAGAAATACGAAGTTCTTATTAAGGAGCGTAGAGCATTGGGTGAATTAGACCATCCGGATTCTACTGTAATTAATTTGAAGAATGTATCTCATAACGTAAGAGAAATACATTGGGAAGGTGATGACCTTTGCGGAACAGTAGAAATTCTACCAACCCCATCTGGTAATATCCTAAAAGAATTATTAAAAGCTGGAATCCTATTAGGTATCTCATCAAGAGGCATGGGTTCGGTAACTAATATCGGAGAAGGTAAAGTAAAGGTTCAGGATGACTTTGAATTGATTGGTTGGGACTTTGTTTCAAATCCATCAACACATGGAGCATTTATGGTGCCTGTAAACGAATCCGTAAATAGAGGTTTACAGCAAATAGGAACTGATGTTTGTGGTGAATACTGCAAAGCACAGGATTTAATGAGAGAAATAATAACTGAAATAGCATAATAATGGCAAAGAACTTTGATATATACGATTTCGTACACAACAATAAGATAACCTTAAAAGTTGATGGCAATAAAGGAACGACTGTAGCTAAAGCATACAATGATATCCGTAAAACTAACTTGAAAGAAGTAAAGATAGTTAATGGTAAATTCAGCTTGGCTGAAAACTTAGAAGATAGAAAATTATCTCCAGAAGTTAAAAAACACTTCTTAGAGATTATTTCTACTTACAATACTTTCCAAGACCAAATGAGAAGACAATCTGATTTGACTGAAGTTGCAAATACATTAGGTGCTATTGTTGAGGCTGCAAAAGAAATGACATTAAGAGAGAGTGGTGATTGGTTCGATAATGTGACTGTAAAAAGAAATATGCAGGAATTGGATAAATTGGGTAAATCATTTGATAAATTTGCAGTTGAAGCAAAATCAATGGATGAAAGATTACATTCTTTATATGAAGATATGGGTCACATTTTAAATCGTTACTATGAGATTGCAGATATCAGTACTGATACAATGCATGAGAGATTAGGTAATAAAAAGAAGTAATATGATTAAGTTAGGTGGATTAATAAATCAAAAAGCATTTGGTAAATTTGAAATGGGTAAAGTAATTTCTAATCCATTTGCAAATGCATTTGTTAATGAAGCAGA